CTGCTTCCTCCACGTCCTTTCGCTTCAACGCAGCATATTTGTTCACATTCAGAGCAGACGGTTTGCCGTATTTGGAGAGTTCTTCCTTCGCGGCTTCACGATTGTGAGCCCAGTCCTCTTTCTTTCCACCTCCTGATTTTCTCTTTCTTGTCGAGTTCAACATACGATGTGCAGCAAAGGTGGCCAAAGGGCCTACAATGACAGCACTATTGACAACACCCTTCATCACACTGGGAAGAAATCCACCTTTTGACCCACCTTGCTGTCTAGAAATCTCAGGTCTCACAATCAATCCATCGCGGACAAGAAGATTGGAACCAGAGGAAGCCGAAGGGGCAGGAATTGTAGGATCCAAATACGAAAGAGGTTGTTGCACAGATCCACCCCCATTCTGTCTTTCAATCACGGGTCTCACCACCAATCCTTGGCGTTCCAAAAGATCCGATCCAGCAGGCGCATTTGGGCTAGCAAGAGTCGGATCTAGATAGTCCAATGGCTGTTGTCCTGATCCTCCGCCTCTTCTTTTGCGAGAAGCATACGCGAGCATTCTATTTCATACACAAGAAGAAAACGCAAGCCACGGAAAATTGAGTGGCCAAGGCTCCTCCCTTCCGGTTAGGAAATTATGTCAGAACAATCGCAACAGCTCGCGGATCAGTATCGTCGTCTGAGTCACAGGGATCATATCCTTGAACTCCCTGACACGTATATTGGTTCTGTAGAGACCCACGAAGAGCATCGGTGGGTCTTTGATTCAGAGTCCAAGAAGATGGGATATCGCAAGGTAAACTTTAATCCTGGATTCTATAAACTCTTTGATGAAATCGTTGTGAATGCGCGCGATGCTCTCATTCGGTCTCAGACCGAGAAGGGAAAGTTGCCTGTCAAGACCATCAGCATTCAGGTTGAGGAGAAAGAAGGACAGCCTTTCACGATTATAGTGGAGAATGATGGTGATGGCATTCCTGTTGTGGAACACAAGGAATACAAAGTGTGGGTTCCTGAACTCATCTTTGGTCACCTCCTCACCTCTGGAAACTACAACAAGGAGGAGGAGAAGATTGTAGGTGGCAAGAATGGATATGGTGCCAAGCTCGCCAATATCTTCTCCAAGAGTTTCACTGTCGAAACGCGCGATCCGAAGGTGGGACTCAAATATACACAGACATGGTCCAATCACATGTCCACCTGCTCCAAGCCCTCTGTCGTGAAGGACAAGGCGACGAAGGGCTTTGTGCGCATCAGTTTCACGCCTGATCTGAGCCGCTTCACGGGTCTTGATCTGGACGAGATGAAGCGTGTTCTTCAGACCCGAACGATTGAACTCGCGGCTCTGGCTAGCAAGGAAGTGAAGGTCAGTTGGAACGGTGAGGTGATTGCAACGAACACGTTTGAGCGATTCACCCATCTCTTTGTGAAAGACGAGGCTTCCATTGCGTATGAGAAGTGTTCTGAGCGGTGGGAAGTGGCAGCAGTCCTCACCCGAACTCTGTTTGAGGACGAAGACTCTCACGATGAGCGCCACGTAAGTTTTGCGAATGGTGTAAATACGAAGAAGGGTGGAAAGCACGTGGAGACTGTAAGCAAGCATATCCTAGGTGATTTCTGTGAACTCGCGAAAAAGAAGAAGGTTGATGTCAAGCCTTCCCAACTCAAGGACTCTGTGCTCTTCTTCGTGAATGCCACGATTGTGAATCCTTCCTTCGATTCTCAGACGAAGGAATATCTCACCACGCCTGCGAACAAGTTTGGCTCTCAGTTCAAGTGCTCTCCAAAGTTTGCTGAGACTCTGATCAAGATGGGTCTCCTCGAGGAAGCCCAGAGCATCATTGATGCCAAGGCTGCGAAGGATGCCAAGAAGACGGACGGTGCAAAGAAGAAGACGATCCGTGGGATTCCAAAGCTTGAGGACGCTCTCTGGGCAGGCACTGCGCAGAGTAGCCAGTGCACTCTCATTCTTACAGAGGGAGATTCAGCCGCGACGTCTGCCATCTCAGGTCTGAAGATTGTGGGTCGTGAGACGTGGGGCGTCTTCCCTCTCAAGGGTAAGATGCTGAACGTGAAGGACATCAGTCAGATTAAGTTCAACCAGAATGAGGAACTCACAGCGATCAAGAAGATTCTGGGTCTGGAGCAAGGGAAGAAGTATTCGTCTGTCAAGGACCTGCGCTATGGACGTGTCATGGTCATGGCAGATCAGGATTTGGACGGAGCCCACATCAAGGGCCTTCTCATGAATCTCTTCCATACAGAGTGGCCAACACTCATGAAGATCGGGTTTATCTGCTCGCTTATGACTCCACTTCTCAAGGCGACAAAGCGGAATGAGACTCTCTCCTTCTACTCCGCTCCTGAGTTTGAGGCGTGGAAGGACGCACAGGGCGAAGAGGGCCTCAAGGGGTGGAAGCTGAAGTATTACAAGGGATTGGGCACGTCTACACCTGCGGAGGCTCGTGAGTGGTTCCAGCACCTGCATGAAATCAAATACAAGTGGGACGAGGCGACCGATGAGTCTGTATCACTCGCCTTCAGCAAGAAGCGCGCAGATGACCGCAAGACCTGGCTCTCCACGTATGATGCCAAGCGTATGGTAAAACAGGAGGCTGATGGTTCCGTTGGATTCAGCCGCTTCATTCACGATGAACTCATTCACTTCAGCAATGCTGACAATCTTCGCTCGCTCCCCCATCTCATGGACGGCCTCAAGCCGTCGCAGCGAAAGATTCTCTTTGGCTGTCTGAAGCGTGGTCTGAAGCAGGAGATTCGTGTGGCGCAGCTCGCAGGTTATGTGAGTGAACACGCAGCCTATCACCACGGTGAAGCGTCCCTGAACTCCACGATTGTGGGTATGGCGCAGACCTTTGTGGGCTCCAACAATATCAATCTCCTCGTTCCGATTGGACAGTTTGGTTCACGACTCCTCGGTGGCAAGGATTCCGCGTCTCCCCGTTATATTCACACCCATCTCGAGCCGATTATTGAAAGCCTCTTCCGCAAGGAGGATAACTCGATCCTAGAGTATCAGGAGGACGACGGTCTTACTGTCGAACCTGAAACCTATCTTCCTGTCGTTCCTCTTCTGGCTATTAATGGCTGTGTGGGCATTGGAACAGGATTCAGCACGGATATTCCTCCTCATCACCCCATGACGATTGTCACCATGCTTCGGGACCGTCTTGAGGGGCGCCGATCCACACTGGAAGGTCTCACTGTCCAGCCCTGGTGGTTTGGATTCAAGGGTCCTATTCTCCCCTCTGGAGATGCCTGGGTTACCAAGGGTCTCTACACAATGGACGATTCCAAGAAGACAGTGACGATTACGGAACTTCCTGTAGGCACCTGGACCAAGGATTACAAGGTCTTCCTCGATACACTCGCAGGCGGTGATGGTGCTGCTGCTCTTCACACGAATGGCAAGCCGATTCTCAAGTCGTTTGATGATCTCTATGATGATGACACGGTTCGCTTCATTCTCTACATGGAGCCCGACTACTATGAGGATATCAAGGCGGATATCAATGAGTTCGAGAAGCGATTCAAGCTGACGACGACGTGGCGCCTATCGAACATGACATGCTTCAACAATGAGATGCAGATCGTCAAATACGGTTGTATCGGTGATATGATGGAAGCATTCTTTGAGCCCCGTCTGGAAGCCTATGAGACACGTCGTCTGAATGAGATGGGTCGTCTCGAAAAGGAGGCGCTGGAGGCTGATGCGAAGGCGCGCTTTCTGCGAGCCGTTCTGGAAGGGGACATTGAGCTCAGAAAGGCCACAGATGAAGAGATTGTGAGTATGATGATTCTCAATGAGTTGCCTCCTCTCTCTGATCCGAATAATGCGGAGAGTGTCGACGCCTACGAATACCTCCTCCGTCTGCGTATGGATCGTGTGAAGGCCTCTGCGATTGAGGAGGCGGAGAAGGCTGTGATTGCGGCTCGCATGGCCTATGAGGAACTCCGTGACACAACGGCATCAGCACTCTGGCTGTCTGATCTCGAGGACTTTGAGACTGCTTGGAGCATGATGCAGGGATATCGTGAGAACAGTGTAGGGAGTGGCGGTGCCACACAGAAGAAGCGTCGGTCAAAGAAGGCCTAAGAGTATAGGAAACTCAAGTAGAAAAAACTTTTTTCTAAGAAAGAAATATAGATGAGCGCATATAACGGATCTCCCCAAGTTGGCGGTATTACCAATATCCCTCGCAGAGCTTACATCACGACAACTGCCTTCAACAATGACTTCTACACGTATACTACAAGCCAGAACCCCACTACCTTTGTGACGACAGGTGTTTTAGAGGCCAACGTTGTGGGTGCCACTGCCGCCACTTGCCCGGCCAATCGTATCCTCCGTGAGAACGGCAAGCGTCTGTATCCCGAGGGTGCGAATCCTGGTGTCTCCACATTGATGGTGGGTGTGTATGATGCTATCACTGGCTTCAAGGGCTACATCGACCCCAATGCCCCTCCCTTCGCTGTCTACAATACCGACAAGTCCTACCAGACCCCGAACGGCATCAACCCGAACGGTAGTTTGATCGATCAGGGCCCCCCGATCTTCACTCGTGGCCCCACCCGCCTCTATGGTGGTGTTGACGTTTCTGGCGGTTTGACTGTAGCCACGGGTGCTTTGACAGCCCCAGAGGTAATCCTAAGCCCTGTCGTTACATTGACACAGAGCACCACAAATGCACGAGATCTTGATTGTAGCCTTGCTTCTTATTTTAATATTGTTGTGAACGCAAATAACAATTTTCCACTAACAGCATCCAATGTAACCTCTGGACAGATTGTTGTTGTAGTTATCAACTCTACTGCTGCTGCCAACACTCCTACTGTTACATTCACCACAAATATTCGCCCGAATAATGGAGATGTTGATATAGCTGTTACAAGCGGAAAAGCGGCAACCATAACATTTATTGGTTTGGGAACCACATTGGTGGAACTCTGTCGCATTGATGCAATTGCTGATAGTTAAACAAATCAACTGTGGATTTTCAAAATCCCATATTGATTTTTAGACAAAGGTGGTGAAGGTCTAAGCAATCCATACCCCCTTTCTTAAACGAAAGTGGTGAACGGCAGAGACTTCGTTCCAGCAGACGACAAGTTCTGCGGCTGCTGTAACGGCACGGGCATATGGCTGATGTCGTCCAAATAATAATAATAGTGGTCCACTGCTGACAAAATGTGAGGACCTGACCAGTTCACGACATACTGATTGAGTTCATCAATCTGTTGTGACGTGTTAAAGGGGAGGTTCTTCGCATATTGATAATAAATGGCTCTCATGATGATCTTGAGTTCATCTACCGACTGATCATCAATGACATAGCCCTTCGGTTGGGACTTCTCAAAGACATATTTGCGGATTGCATTTTGGAGAGTTTTAATATTGTCCGGGCTGAAAAAGCCAGAACTTACCGGCGTGGTTTCCCAGTTGCCTCTGAGCATGTCAGTCTCAAATCCTTTTTCGGCTGTTGTCTGATATTTGTAACCGGGGAAGTCTTTGGGGGCTGGACCACCGGCACTGGATCGGCTGGCAAGATTCACGCGTCCGTTTTGTCCGGCATAGGCCACCGGATTCGAAAGAGGAAGTTGAAAATCGGCCTGAGGCATTTCTTCTGTTCCCCCGCCACTTTTTTTTCTCCGCAAGAAATATAGAACCAAATGTCTTCGATCCCTTCCTTCATCAAGCAGATCCCCTCTGATTCCCGCAACTTTATCCCTGTGTCTTCCCTCCTCAACATCGTGTATGGCTTGAACGAGGCCACCGCCACCTTCACCATCGCCTCCTGGTCCCAGGGCAACTCGATCCCTGGTGTTGCCAGCTTCACCCCCTCCCCGTATGCCTCCTCCATCGCCTCTGCCGGTGCTGGTAAGCTCCGCGACATGGGCAAGACCTACGTCTCCTCTGGCCGCGCGTTCCGCAAGGTTCAGTTGATCGTGCCTGGCACCCTCAATGGCAAGGCCACTGGTGCGGGTGTGTCCACCTTCGGTGTGGCGGGTGAGGACGCCGCTGCTGCGCCCACGGCCGACTACCTCACGGGCTACATCGAGCTCGGCTGGGAGGGTATCGGCTCCGCTGCCCCTGTTGCTCGCTCCCCTTAAAAAGCTTCTTGCAAGTCTTTTCCAAACCTTTTCTTTCAGAACTTTGGAAGTGCTGAAAGAAAATAGATTTTCGGCTACTGTTGTAGAATATGGACTATCTTTTCATTTTATACATCTTTGTAGCAGTTGCCACGATCTGGGGAGGTGCTGTTGCTTTCATTCAGTCAGAGCGCGCTGTAGGTGGATTTCTCTTTGTGATTGGAGCCATTCTTGTCTTTGTTTATTACGGCTTGCGCTGGTTTTCCGGAATTAGTTTGAAGGCAACCCAAGTCAACTACAAGACGTGGCCCCCGATTGTCAATCTCTGTCCTGATTTCCTGACCATGCACAAGAGAACTGTTGGAGGTAAAGTGGAGAATGTTTGCGTAGACTTAACGGGTGTGAGCAATGGTGGTGTCCAGAAACTCACAGATCCGAACAATGTTATGAATGACAACTTTGTCTTCCGACTCTATGAGAATCTCCAGGGATCAGCACGTATCAGGAGACTCTGTGAAGAATGCAAGAATAAGAAGGTGACATGGGAAGGAGTCTTTGATGGTGCCAACTGTGTTGCAGATACTGTGCCAAATCCTGCGGGAGGTAGCGATTCTGACAAACAATGCGATGAATAAAAATTGAGTCGTTGAAATTGATAGGAGATCTTCAGCGCTACTATGACGTCTGAAACCAAATCCACCAGTGTTCAAGAACTCTTTAAGATTCTACTCTCTGTCATTCTAGTCTATTCTGCACATTATGGAACAGCAAAGATTTATAACAATGTTTGTGTTCCGGATGGGATTGAAGGGTATCTTCAGGGACTGATTACAACCTCAAGTCCTTGGTGTAAAATGGCACTCGATATTATGAAAACTACAGAAAATCATTACAGTTCTGTCATTCTTGTGGGACTATCCAGGCTCCTTCTCTCAGGTGTTGGTATTTAGAGAATCTAAACACTCCCATGTATTAAGGTGTAATGTGGTCACCCACGCATATTGACAAAACAATCTGTCTTCATCCATCGGCTGAACAGCAGATTGAGAGCTGGTTGGAGCGAAAGCAGCACCCTGCCATTCTTTTGTATGGAGAGCCTGGTGTGGGAAAAACAACTCTCGCCCACCGATGCCTTCGAAAGAAATCTCTCAAAATTATTGAGTTCAATGCCTCTCACACACGATCAGGGACTTCCTTTCGCAAACTGATTCTGCCTCTCTTGAAAGAGGGTGGGATTGTGAATATGCTAGAAACAGGAAAGAAAGGTGGCATTGGCATTATTTTGGACGAGATTGATGGATTAAGCCAAGGAGAGAAGGGTGGTCTGAAGGAACTTCTCGATTTTTTGCGGGGCTGGGATTCTTCTCATGAGTCCACACCTCTTATTTTGATTAGCAATACATTGGATTCTCGAAATCTTGTCCAGATCTCAAAACTCTGTCTTACGATTGCGATTTCAGAAGCCAATCATAAACAAGTCGAAGAATGGTTGGGAAAACATATTTCTGAGAGTTCCCTGAAAAATGTGCAAGGCGATCTTCGCTTGCTTCAACGACAAGTGGCTGGCTTGGAAAAACCGTTTGAGGTAAGTGAAATTCCAGAAGGAATCTTGCCCATTGCGTGGTGGACCTTGTATAATGAGTGGGATCCTTTTCTTGATCTGGATATTGAAAGTCATGAAGCAAACCTCGCAGGATTGGTCATGATTGAAAACCTCAATGACCGCATTCAAGCAACCAAAGGAAATACTCCAGAAGCATGGAACCTTTACAGGACATTGTTTGATGCTTACAGCAAATCTGATCGCGCTGACTTCTGGGCCTTTTTCCACCAATGCTGGAACTTATTGCCTTTATCCCAAGACTTGAAACTCAAAATCCCAAGTCTTTGGCTCTCCTATGAATGTAAACTGCCTCCGAAACCAAAGACACCCAAACCTGATGACTTGCGCTATACACCTGTCTTAACCAAACAATCTGCTATTTTTAATTCATGGAAGTTTATGTGTGAGATTGCTGATCGTGATGGAGTCCCCGTTCATATGGTTCCTCCCATGTGTCACTTAGAAGCAAAGAAGCCTGAGCAAAAAACAGATCGGCAACGACGTCTTCGAAACATTGCGCTTCAGACCTTGATGGAGAAGGAGACTTAATCCTTTTTACAATCACTGATACCAAACTGAATGGCTGACCAGCGCTTGAGATCCATCATTGGAATCAGGTCTCTGGCTTGCTCACGATACACAGTCTGAATACATTTTTCATATTCACACTGCTTGAGCTTTTTCTGAGCCGATTCGATCCCGTTTTCAAGACCTTTGTAATACGGAAGTGGAATCTGTTTGTCTACCAGAGGTTTTAGTCTCTCCTTTTCTTCCACGAGCAACTTCAGAATATTTTGTTCAAATTCGCACATTCGGATCTGAACAACCTATTCACTATCATTTGTTTCAATTTTTAAGCCTGTGTATGAATATGTTGGAGTTCATCAGGGTGTAACAGACGAATCACTTCAAGAGGCTCTGAGCGACCAAGTCGATACGCTCTTCCTAAAATCTGCTTCTCCTCTTCATGGGTCATTGCGTGGAGAAGAATAATGTGCGTCGCCGCTGTAATATTCAATCCAGCCCCTGCCTCAATCGAGTTTAGCAAGAGAACCTTTGTATCTCCCTTCTGGAATCCCTTCAGTGTTGATGCAATCACGTCCTTGTTTCCACGCACCTGCTTGACAGCAATACGCATAGACTCAATCTCCTGGGAAATCTGAAGGAAGGGGTTGTCATAGCGACTAAACACTAAGAACTTTCCATTGGGGGTAGACCGAATGAGTTCCAGCAACTGCTCTGTCTTCTTCAGAGGTTCAGGAGGAGCATTGGGATCTACAATCTCATTTCTCACCTCCTGCTGTTGCGTCGAAAGGTTTCTTAATCCAGAGGCGGAAATCTGAGCACGACAGAGAGGGCATGATGTTTGTCTCGTTAGGGACGTCAAAATACACCCTGCGCAGTAAATACGAGAGCAGCACGGAGTGAGGGTAGGATTCTGTGGTTCATCAAAGCAAATCGGACACATTTCTTCTTTGTAGTTTTCAATGCGCTCCTTCAACTGCTTAATCTGTTCCTCCAAGGACGCAATCTTCTCCTTCAAACTCTTCAGAGCATTCTCCTTGGCTTGAGGAGTCGCATACTCCAAACTTGACTTAAAATCATAGGTCTTCTTGAGACGATCCAACTCTTTGTTTCGATTTTCAGTGACTGCTTTTACGAGAGACATCGAATCCTCGGATTTGACTCCCAAATGTTGTAAGGCACCATGAACATCACCTGCGTGGAGCAAACTCCGAACTTCTGAAGGAATCGCATTCGCAACAACACGTTGCAAGACAGACGCTTTGCAATGAATATTGCGAATATGAATAGGAGGCAACGTGATGGATTCCTTCACAAAGTCCTCACGGCAACGGAGGAGTAAACGTCCTCTGAGTGGATTCGAAGATCGCAGGAAGCTAGAGAGGAACGAGGCAGACATGACATAATAGCGAGAATAGACATAATGTGATGTTTGGCTTTGCTGGAAGTTCGCTCGTAGAAACGTCTTTGTATCTCGATCGATCTCTTGACTGCCCATATACGTATCCAAGACAGGCTGAGAAATATAATGACAAATATTGGGAAACAAGAGATTTGTCCAACTGGCAGAAATCAACCATGTAAATCGGGTGTCAAACATTTGGCGTGTAGAAGGAATATGAAGAGTGTCTGCCTCGTCCAAAAAGACACGCCGCCATATAAATCTATTTTTGTGAGCATATTCTTGAAGCGATCCATACAATGTGTTGCTCACGAGCACAAGATCTGATTCTTGTATTTTCTTTGCAATATCATTTGGATTTTTCTCTTCCAGCATCTTCTTTGTTTGAATGCCAAAACAATTCAATGTAGTTTGCTCCTTAATATACGTTTGCCATTGTCTATAGAGTGTGTGTGGAACAACAATGAGAGATCCGACCTCTGATAAATCCTGCCCATAGGCATTTTCATGAAGACTGTAAATCTGTGGAGTGCTATTTGTATCGAGCAAAGGAATGCTTTGAATCCTTGGCAGATGCTTCAGTCTAGCAATGTGGCCCAAGACCATCAAACTCTTGCCTACGCCCACCCCATCTCCGAGAAACGAGAAACGACTGTAAAGACGACTTCCACTTAAATCCATTCCCATTGATAAACCTCTCTCTCTTGCTTCCATCTCATAGAGAATTGCTCGTTGGTGAGGACGAAGAGCGACCTTGATTTCAGCAGGTTGATCCGCAAGTTTTGATCCTGATTCAAGAGAATATCTATAGGCATCATTCAATACACGAATGGCTTTTGCTGTCGGTTCATATCCAGCCATCTATGTTCTACAACAAGGTGTCTGATAAAGGTTTAGACTGTTAGGCTGTTGAAAAAAAATCTCTGAGAGCCTTTTCTTTAATAAAGGTCTTCAGCTTCATCTCTGTTTTCTTCACAAATGGATTTTCCTGCTCCCTCATCTTCTTCTTATCGAAAGTATTCTCTGAGTGCGACATGACAAGCATGACCTTGAAAGGATCAAGTTGAATCATTGGGTGTTTATAGTCTTCAAGGAAAGAACGCTCTTCAGAATGCGTCACTGTCTCATCATATGTATGCGTATCCGCATAGGATTTCCGCCAAGCCATTGTCCCGTTCGTCGCATGATTTGGATTGTAAGGACCTAGGCGGTAGATCTTTTGAATATCTGAATAATACATATAGATTTCAGACGAGCCTGCGAGTTCCACCTTGGGCTGCTGCTTGAACGCATTGACAGCGGCTGAAACACGAGATGGCGGATAATAATCATCATCGTCCATGGCGACAATAATGGATCCCTTGGCTTCCTTATTCAGTCGATTGCGCTTCGCACCAATCAGGAGCTTCTCTCCCTCTGGGAGTGAAATGTAGCGAAGATTGGGAATCGTCTTCGACGCTGCATCAAACAAATCCTTGACTTTGTCCTGCCCATCGTCGAGAATAATCCATTCCATGCGATCCTTGCGATAATCTTGATGTTTGTAGCATTCAATCAAGGAAGGGATAAACTTGCGTCGATTGTATGTAGGTGTAATTACTGACACAAACGGATAATTTTTATCAAAATGTGACGTCATTCTAAATAATATCTGTGGGGAATGTTTAAGTGATCTCCCTAACAGTTTACATCACGAATGTAGCTTCTTGTGTTATTATTTTTATTTTCATTTGGGAGAGTATATTGAATCGCAGCATATTCCTTAAAGAGAGCCATCGCATCCTCCACTCGAATTTCATTTTGCTGTGCGAAGCGATTACAGACTTTCATGGCGAGCAAACTGTCCTGTTTGAAGACATTCTTCCACAAATACACATTTGTAGAAGTATCCATATGATGCCCTCTCATAACTTGAGCATAATGAGTGTTTTGGGGCTCATAGAACTTTCCTAGAACAGCATCGGCCTCTTCTGAAGTCATTGTATTTCCAACCTTTTCAAGGAAGAGTTTAATCACTGCTTCACGAAACATGGCACTCTTTTTCTCCTCCGCCTCATTTTTCTTTTGCTGTTCTACTTTCGCTTTTTCCATTTGTTGCTTATGCTTTTCAGCCTCTGCGTTTTGACTAGCCTTATAGTTTTCAAGGAGTTGTTTGTTATTTTCAAACCACTGATAACAGCGATGAAAGTTATTTCGTCCATCATTTACTTTATTGCTTCCATCACTTTCGTGAGGACCAACATGAATTTGGGGAAACTCAGGGAATCTAAGTGTTCTTACCGGTCCGGGTCCAGATAGAAAGCACTGTTCACATCCATTGTTATTTGCTTTCAAATACTCTTTCCATTCATTTTCAAATTGCTGTGCCCGTCTTGTTAAATAATACCCCCAGTCTACCGAGTGATTTCTATCTTTATTTATATGTTGAGGAAATCGACGTAGAAACTCTTGATACGCTAAACCTTCTGGTGACTTTTCGAAGGCTTCTTTGGCTTTTTTCTCTTGCTCAGCGAGGACGCTTCTTTGTTTGTATTCGTTTTCTTTGTGCACAAGTTGTTGTTGTTTACTTGCAAGGTTCTTTTCAGCAGTCAGAACAGATTCTTTCTGTTCGTTGATTTCTTTATTCGTTTTTTGACATTGCGCAGCAATCTTTTCCATTTCAAATCCAAGATCGCGGTGCTTCTTATGAAGACTCGTGAGTAGATTTTCTTTTTCCTGTAAATCAAGACGATTCTCATGAAGGGACCGTGTATGGGATTGAATTTCTCTCTGAAGAGACTCAATCTCGTTTGAAACGTTTTCTATAGACATATCGCTTCAAACGAGATTGGAAAGATTCAAATTTTATTTAGGAAGTTCCAACTTTTGGATCCCTTGAAGAATACTATTTGTTCCCTTCTTTGCTGTTGCACCTATGTTTAATGCTAAACCCTGAAGCCCCTCAACTAAGCTTCCAAGACTATTGCCCAGTTTTTCGGCAGGAGGTTTGTATTCTTTGCCCACTAGATTCGCTGCCTCTGTCATAAACTTCGTCTTCGCATCAATCGCAGCCTGGTCCTCTTTGTAGGTAAAGGGGAACAAGAAGAATCTGCCGATAGTTGTATCAGATTCTTTCGTATAGAGAGGCACCAGTCTGTAAATATGCGGCGCGGATCCAAAGAACCACCTGTAAAGATAGTAGATCAACATAAATGGAAATCCAAGTCCACCATAAATGAAATACAGGATCCTGTATTGTGTGTCTCTTCCAATCGCATCATTGGCTGTCAACATACCTGAAACTAAAAAGAGCATGACAATGAACAGAGATCCAATCACTTTTACAGCAGTCGAATAGGTCTCTTTCAACAAGCGTTTGAGTTGAAAGGTATTCTTGTCTGCTTCCTCTTCTTTTTTTACCAACACCTGTTTTTCAGCCACTTTCTTTTCCGCTTTTACAGCAGCATCAGTGTTGGTTACAGCAGGAACAGATTCTCCTGTCCCCTCTAACAGATCCTAACACTCTTTAATTTAACCGCTGTATAAAACCAACCACAAAAAATATCACCACACGACTCTAACTCCTTCTTCTTGTCCTCCGTGATTTGCTTCTTCAAAAATGCATCACTTGCGATTGTTTTGTAAAAGGCAGGAAGGACACTTAACCCTAATAAAATAATGTTGGCTTTGCTGATATCTTGAAACTTTTCACTAGTAGATGTTGCTTGATCAGTAATCGTTTGAACATCAGCATCAGGATTTGCTGTCAGCCATTTAAACCCATTATCAGCTAAGGTATCCACGTTCTTAATAAAATATTCCGTCGCCTCTTTCTTTTGAACCATCACTGTCTTCGTATCGCGCAGTTTGAAGAGTCCGCCCCTGTATTTTTCTTTGGCCTCAGACGCTTTTTTTCGTTCCTCTGCCAACGCCTTTTCAGCCTCGGGATTGTAAGTCGCCGAGTTGATCCCTCTTTCTAAAGCCTTTGTCAATGACATCTCTACTGCTAGGAAGAAATGAAGTCGGGAAGCTCTTACAACGCATACTTCAATCCACCCATACCCCCTTCCACCACGAACCAGTTGAGATTTTCTACATAGATGGTAATGTCATACACGTAGTTTGTATTGACTGGCAACGGATACAAATCAAGTTCCACTTGGAAGTTCTTAATACGAGAGGAGTTGAGAGATCCAGACGGCTGTGTAGTGGGACTGTGAAGAGCAAAGTTATAGATAGGGATTCCAAGAGTTCCTCGTCCTGTCAACGTCTTCCATTGGGTGATTTTGGTAAAATAATCCACAGGCTTCTCCTCCTGGATTTCATTGCCGTCCGCTAAGACACGCAATCCACGAATGATTCCACTCTGGCCTGCTGGAACAAGAATCCCACTGGAGTTGGCTTTGGTATTCAATGCAGAAAGATTTGGAGTCGGAAGAAAGGGTGGTTGAGGGAAGTTCCACCAGTTCGAGAAATTCGTCGTTTGATTCCTGTAAAGAAGAGAATCGCTTCGTCTTTGAACAAAGAACATACGTGTAATCGGATTGTGAGTATAGAGATCCAGGATTTGTCGATTGAAAAGACCTGGGAAGGGATAGGGCGTCATTTGTGTCAGCAAATAGGCTAAGGGCTGTGTCGCAAAGACTTTTCGTTCTTCATCAGGCAAATACACATAGGTCGTTTGAATGCGTGGATTTAGGAACCAACCATTAAGAGCAGGGACAGTAGCACCCACGTCTGTCGCAAAATATCTCCATTCTGCTGTTTGATCATTGCTCGGCACATATTCAGGTTGATTGAGTTGAAGTTGCGCAGTTGTAGAGGCCATTTTGTAAAGAGGATTCACACGATAGCCTGAAATATCCAAAATCGTATAGAGATTTTCAATGCTATTCAGAGTGAGTTGTACTTCACAGTCGTGATACTGGAGACCCACAAGAGGAAGAGCAAGAGAGGACGCATCAGAAAACCAGAATCCAAGAGGAACGTGAATATCTTGTCCAAAGATGGAGGGTCTGTTTGTTTGAGATCCAAGAGGTGCTGTATTGTCGTAGAAGACGTCAGGATATCCTGTCTGATTCGTTCCACCTGCATAGATTCCATCAGCAGGATTATACAGTTCAGGAACATCCCCCACAAGAATGCGGAACTTCTCAAACTCAGCATTTGTCAAATCGACAGAGGCTCTTGCAAGCAAATAGGTTCCATCAACTTCCTGAATCTTTTGACCACCGACAAAGAAGGCAGCATTCTGAATAATCGCACACCCTAGGTAGCGAACCCATTGATATTGCCATTGAGAGGCTCTCTCTGTAGGAATCGTGACGTGTTTGCTGTAAATATCAGGTATGCGAAATGTAAAATAGATGTCACTCATAAGATCACCTACACGCTGTATTTTGGCTCGGAGTTTGATGGGCTGTGAAAAAAACAGTTCATTCGGACCTTCCAAAGCAGTTGTGACGGATTCTACAGCAAAGTGGCTGTATTTTCTGAAGGTTTTATACCAGTAAGTCATATCAGGATTTCCTGACAAGATTACATTTTGTGCGCCGTAGGCAACAAGTGCTATCAAGCCTCCTCCAGTCATGGACTCTTCTATTGTGAAGGAATAGAATGCTTAGGCTTCTTTCCAACCTCACACGGACTCTCAATCATGTTTCGCTGTTCACAAAGAAACAAGTTTGATTTTACGTTTCTACTCTAGTTCAACTGCTGATAGCTCGTTGTCCAATAGGTGTCCGTCAAATAAGGAGGCACGTCCTGGGTCTTGCTGCGATTCTGTGTGCTGACACCCTTGCTCATCAATCCCTGGATCTCCGTGAAGGACGCAGCGTAGGGCAAGTAGATGAGATTGCTCAAGTTGCCTCTAAAAGCACCCTCCACGCGGATATTCTCCTTGAGAGCCGCATGGATCGGCTCCTTGCGGAAGATAAACTTCAGAGGGCTGAAGAGAATCAGATTCTGGAAGTTTTGGTAAGGGAGAGTTCCCTCAAAGGCCAACTTCTTGCGCAGGTTTCCGTTGATATAGACTTCCAAGCTGTTCTTGCGGCACAGAACAACACAGTGGAACCATTTGCGCACAGGGATATTCTCGATATCCAAGTATGTATAAGGGTTCTTGTAAGTATTCATCACGACACGGAGCGTGTTGTTGTTGCCTTTCACAAAGACACCAGGGCCGAGGAGAGGGAACGGTGTCGAGTATCCCTTGTGGAAGACGTGGAAAAGAACGTCTTCACCTGTAAAGGTGGAAGGGTTTACAAACAGATAGAAACTGTAAGTAAACTCAATGCCCGTCCGCTCATTGTCGGAAACGGGTATCGTCTTTGCTTTGGAATCAAAGGGATTCTGAATGATTGTGATTTGCTCATCTTCTGCCGTAACTGTCTCTGGAACAAGTTCGACCAATCTTCCACCAATCGTCATAAAGGACAAGAAGACATATTCAACCGTCATGAACACAAAGAACAATATTGTAACTATGACGAGAACAAGAACAACTTGTTGGAAAAATCCTTTTCCAAAAAGAAAATCTGTTACACCTGAACCGGTTGTGTCCGACATCTATGTTTTCAAGGGTTTTTTAGAAGGTCAAAGTCTGCGTTTCGTATTTCACAGCGGCAGAAGGAACCTTGTAAGTTACCTCGCCTTCCAGGCCAAAGATAGACTTGAGCCAGCCCAAGAAGCCAGTTGCTGCCGTATCGGAAGGTCCAGCCATATAGACCCGATAGGCTTGATCAGGGTTGAGTGCATACTGATAGCAAGTGACATCGCTCAAAAATCCATCAAAGCCATCAAAGTCCAACAACTTCATCTGGTATCCCTTGGGATCGACCTTGTAAGGACCGGGCAGAACGCACGAGCGAGCCAACTTGCCGTCCATATACAAATCGCATGTGCGTCCATTGAGAACTACCGCAAAGCAGACCCAGCGTTGGAGATCCACTTCAGGGAGATCGCAGAGTTCCATATCTTGCTCTAACAAACCGGAAGGGACCTGGGTTGTTTTGAAAAGGCTGCTGACCTCCGTAGTTGTTAAGGACGTTCTTCCAGAGAGAGCAGAGCCTCCTGCCGTATTGACGCGAACCATCAACTTGTTCTTGTGAGCGCCGAGACCCACAACAAGTGATGAATAATCCACACCTCTTATCTCCAAGATGTGTTTGTTCAAGCCCACCTGATCCTTAAATCCGGTGACATAGACCCAGAAGGAGACAGTATATTCACCGCCCTCATAGATGGGGGGGATCGTATACAATGCGGGCTTCGTCTTTGTGTTACCAGCGATTGCAGTAGTAATCACACTTTGGCTGGCCAATCCCTGAACACCATAGATATACTTATACAAATAATACAGAGCCACTGCTCCCAAGATCACTACAACAATGCCTCCAATAGACCGTGCGGCCGGAAATGAGTTGAAGCTAGACTCCATTGCTTTCTGATGAAACAAAGGTTTTTTTAAGCATACTGTGTGTCCCAGTCCATCAGTGGATTTGAAGGACGGATACTTGGACCTTTCAGGCAGGCCCCTCCTTCACAAAACGGCACATAATCCATTAGATTTACAGTTTGTTTCGTCAAATAAGGCTGTCCATTTGTATCCGCTAATCTCGCATAGTTGTAAGCAACATCTGATGCGCTGAACTTCGTAGGGATTACAGTAATATCAACAATCGATCCTTGAAGTTTAGGATCCCCTGCAATTACAGGTCCTATTGCGCTGTTGATATCCAAGACATGCTCAGATCGCTTGGAGGAGACCAACGAAGCATTGTAATACACATCATAACGTCTACCTTCCCGAACAATTGTTATCATCGTCCATTTTTGAATTGGCAAGGACGGAAGAGCAATCGTCTCTTCTATAACCTCTGTGTCATTCGTAGTCGCCTTATTTCGAAGGGTTCGCACAACAAGTTGAACAAGTGCTGCGTTCCGTCTAGAAGCATCAGGAGCATTCAAGAGTTCCAAGCGAAGAACATTGGAAACATTCAAGAGGTTCACATAGCCCACATGCTTACAGGGGCTACAGTCGGTGCCTACACACGCACAGATTCCAAAGCGTCCTGAGTTACAATCGGGTTCACCGGGTTGAGGTGTAGATCCGTCGCTACAGAGAGACAGTTGTCCAGTGCGCTGGAAAAAGATAGGATAGACAAAGGCAGAAAATGTTCCTGTATTTCCATTTGATAGCATACTTTGTGATGCTTTTGAATCAGCAATCTGTTTTCCTTCCTGTAAGTTAAAAGGCCCTTTTATGGCTTTCTCAACAGGGCTTGCCCAAGGTGTGAAGAACACTATGTACAACACAATCAAGACAAGTACAAATCCAATATACACCCACATTCTATCTTTGTCCCATACTTTTCTAGCAAGTCTCTCCTGGAGAAGCCAGAGGCCCAAAGAGAGACACATCGGGAAGAGCAGGTCGTGCTGCTTTCACCTCACGCGCGTTCAACGCTCTATCCCAATACTGAACATTCATGATTCGCGTTGAGTTTCTATACAAATCAGGAGGTCCAAAGAAGTAACTCGGCGTTGATTTTAATGTATACCGGAACGTTTTGGTTCCATACAGTTTGCCATTCATATAGACTTCCAACACTTGAGGCAAGAGAACCACAGTCAAACGGAAAGGCTGTCGTATAGGAACGTTCAAGATTGTGGGTGTCGATTCTAAGGAAGCAGTTTCTAGATTATTGGGATCGGCTAAGGTTACAGCTGATACAACCAAGTCATTCGTTTCAGCTAGGAGCCTTATAACAAGATTTGTTTCTGGATATTGCTTCATCAAGGTAAGAGTATTGTCAGGCGTGACTGGCCGTAGAGCTCGATAGAAAAGCACACGATCAAACTTTCCAACAACTCGTTCACTCTCTACATAAATGTCCATTTGAACCGTAAAGGAGTTTGGAAGGATCCGAAGAACATTTGCGCTCAAATCGGCGGCCACAGGACCTTTTGTCCAGACTAACTGTCCATCATTTGCTCTGGCCAACGGGATCAACCCGCTGTCTCCAAAGGAGAATGTAAAGATAGGTGTGATTGTATAATGGACAACTAAGAGAATCAAGACAAGCACTAGAAGAACTGCGAGAACAGGCCAAATATAACTTGAAATACCACCTTCACTGGAGCTAGATGTATTCCGATAGGAAGGGCGAAATCCAGTTCGAGTCCCCAATAATTTTGCTAACTCCTCGGCTCGTGATGCCATTCTATTAGTCTCCACGATTAATCCACCAGAGAATGCCGCCAATCGTTACAGTTGCAGCAACGCCAACCCCTACACCTTTGATGATAGCCCGTAAGTCAGCCTCAGCAAAGTCATCAGGCTTTAACACAGGTGATCGACCTGATGCTCCTAAACGACGATAAAACTCAAGACTTTCCATTTCAGTATACCGCGGCTTGCCCAAGACTTCATTGACCTTGTTGTGAACAAGAACAGTCCACTTGAATAAGTCGTCGCGCCGATCTAAGAATGGGGTGATTGGCGTTTGCTTCATATATTCAGCATAATGGTCTCGACAGACAGGACACGGGATTAGGAACTGAAGAGATTCATAAAACTCTTTTGCTGCCTTTTTATGCCCATAGGTAGGTTTCAGGGGATATCCAAGGGCTACAATATGCATGGTGTGCCAAAAAAAAGGTCCCCAAGAACTTGGTGGCAGATGCATCTTACTAGATCCCCCTTCGGTTTTTTGAGTCTAAAGTATCCGAAAGCAGTATGAATAAACGGGATGTTTCATTTTCAAAAAAATATCAAACTGTGCTCCAACTGTGGGGCACCTGGTCACTCGTATCGTGACTGCCAAAGCCCTGTAACGAGTTTTGGTGTTCTCTTGTTCCGCATCAAGAAAGAATGGAATCAAGAACAAGTCTTATCCAAAGTGCCACAAAGTTTTACAGGGTTTGAGCCTGTCTTCAATGATATCGAAGTTCTCCTGATTCAGAGACGTGATAGTCTGGGATATGTTGATCTTTTACGAGGAAAGTATTCGATTCATGATGTGGAATACATTAAGAAGCAAATCCATGGAATGACTGATCAAGAACGAGAGAAAATCGTAAAGAAAGAGTTTGATGAGTTGTGGGCTGAAATGTGGGGGTCTGAGAGTGCTGATATTCAATACAAGAAAGACAAAGAAAACTCGAAAAACAAACTCATGGCTTTGCGTGATGGTATTACTTTGGATATATCCGGCAACCGAGCCACACTTGCTGATTTTGTTGCTGAATGCTCTGTCCATTGGTCAACACCCGAGTGGGGCTTTCCGAAAGGAAGACGTGATGGTGGAGAGAGTGATTTAGATTGTGCACTGCGAGAAATGAAAGAGGAAACAGGATTAGGTCTCGAAGATATTCACGTAATCCATAATTTGGAACCCTTGAACGAGACGTTTTATGGATCCAACCGCGTTCACTATTGTCATAAGTATTTTGTGATCTATGTTCCGGATGGAACTCAGGTAAAATATGATCCTAAGAATCCACACATGAAGCGAGAGATTGGAAACCTGGGTTGGTTTTCCTTACAGGACGCCTATACCCAGATCCGCTCCGAGAACACAGAGAAAAAAGAAGTTCTTCAACGTCTTGGTTTGCTCCTGCGAAACTATTGTCCAATTCTTCATCCCTCTTAGAAATAGAATGTCAGGACTGCCTACTGATCCTCGATCCCAGCTCTTGAAGAGTTGGGATACAGAAACAGATTTTCAGAAACGAAACGCCATTTTACAGCAAATGACACAGCAGGGGTTGTTTCCTGAGGAAGAGGAAACAAAGTTGGAAACGACATATGGTTTGTATCCTGATTTGCCTGATCCTCAATCCAAACTTTACAATCGTAACTTTTTGAAAAAACTGTTGCGAAAGCAAGAGTTTTTGGAGGACCGTCAGAAAGGAATACAGGATTTGTTTGAAGATGATGATGAAGAGCAAGATCTGTTCAATCTTTTGCAAAGTGATGCCAGTGCGTGCGGGGCCTATAACCCAAGTGGTGCCTCCGAGGATAGCACACCTAGCATTACACCGTTCGAGTTGAGTCCAACCCAGCGCTTCATCGGTCGCTTCCTTTCCCCTCAAACCCCCTACAACTCTGCGCTTCTTTTTCATGGAGTCGGTGTTGGCAAAACCTGTAGCGGGGTGACAGTGGCGGAAAACTTCCTTCAAATGTATCCCAAACAACAGGTGATTATTCTTGCGCCTCCTACCATTCAAACAGGGTGGAAGCGTGAAATCTTCAACTTCAACAAACTTGTGCTAGGAAAAAAAGACGGTGAACCCAATACGCACAATGGCTGTACAGGAAATACATACTTGCGTCTTTCAGCCATGGAATACGAGAGAAATCCTGATGTGATTGAGAAAAAGGTCAAAGATATTGTAAACCGCAGATACAAGATTATGGGCTATCTTCAGTTTTATATCTATGTGGAAAAATATGTGACCCGATTTATCAGCAAGGACTTGAGAGAGAAAGACAAGGAGCGCTACAAACAAGAACGATACAAACTTCTCTACAAGAGATTTTCTGGAGGTATGATTATTGTTGATGAAGCCCACAATCTTCGAGATCTGAATACTGAAACTGTAGAAACAAAGACAGTCGCCAAGCCATCTCTCCCTTCAGAGAACAATATGCGTAGAATCGCCTTAGAACTTCTTGCGATAA